GGTTGCTGAATCTAATATTTTATTTTCTAAAGTCTGTGCATGCTTAGTCATAACAAATGTATCACTATCACCTAAAGCTGGTAAATTAATTTGTCTATGAGCAGTCAATGCACCTGGAATAATTTCGTAATTATGACTAGAATCATCATCTTTAATCTTAGGTGCTGTAAGTGCGGTCGCAGCTAATGTTTTATTAAAAAGGGTTTGATGTGCAGTATCTATTACAACATTACCACTTGAATCTGGTAATGTAATAGTATTATTTTGAGTAGGATCTGTCACATCTAAAATAGTTTTAAATGAATTTACACTAGCTCCATTAAAATGAATACCATCAGAATCTAGAAAGAGATATGGAGATACCTGATCGCTTTCACCAAGAAAGCCATATATCTCTTGAAAGTTTTGATTAATTTTATTACCGGCATTACGTAATGAGTCACCTGTACCGTCGTTTGCGGTAGCGCCAGTATTAATATGTTGTCTAGCCATGTTATCTCTCTTTAAAAGTTATCACTATTTATAATAGTTTTTAGAAGAAGTCGTTACTAAAATTAAGTAGTAATTGGTTATTACTTGACATTCTTGGATATGATGAGTCGCCTACCACACTATCTTCGTCAAATGTTTGTGAACCAGCATTTGCACCTTCTGCCAATGTATCAAAGTTATTATCAAATTCTGCAAGTGTCATCATACCACCCTGTAGCTGACCTAATTGTATAGGTGCAAGAGTGAATGGTTCAGGTTGTGAACCTAAATCTTGTACAATATGATTTGTTGCGTTAAATCCAAACATAGCAGCTTCTGCTATACCAGTAAATTGTGGTCCTGTAGAATCTGCAATACCCGGAGGCATTAACAAATAATCAGGCTCTGCTATACTTACAATTTGAACTTCACCAGCAACATACATACCTGCCGGA